AACTGATCTCCGGCGAATTGGCCACCGCCTGCAGGGATTGATCCGCGAGCAGCGACCAGGCCGCCAGCAGCCGGCTCCCGGCCGGATCGATATCGGTGATGGCGTAGCCCACGCCGTGACCTACCCGGACCGGCTCGGTCAGCCACCAGACCGACCGCATCGACCGATGGCGCCGGGCCAGTTCGCCGTAGGGCAAGACCGACCGGCCCCGATGTCGCTGCAGATCGCCATACGGCGCGCGATGCCCGACGTCGAGACGCAGACCGTAGGGACACGACCAGACGTGGCCGATCGGTAGCGACCAGGCCGTGGCATGCGCCCAGGCCTGGACGCGGGTGACGTCCCAGGCCGCCGCATGGGCAACGAAGATCTCGGTTCTGCCCCACGCCACCGCGAAGCGATGGCGAAGTGGAATCGGCCCGGCGTCGGCATGGAGTCCGAACTGGAGCGTCAGCCCGAGTGGGAACGCGGTGTTCATGCCGGTCCTGTGGCAAAGCTGGCGGGCGCCGGCAGCGCGAAGGGTTGATCGTCCACGTTGCCCACGAACGCGATCCAGCCGGGGATCGGCGCTTCTTCCAGCGCGTAGCCATCGGTCAGGATCAGGATCTCGTTGAATTCGCCCAGCACGCAGGCGGTGATGCCATGGTCGCGCCTCGGGAACTGCGGCACCGCCATCCTGGGCAGGGTCGAGCCGGGGTGCCGCTGACCCGTATTCGCCCCGCCTTCACCGAACGGCGACCAGGTGCCCGTCCCGGGGCCACTGACGGGGGCACCGGTCGGATCCATGGCGTAGGCGGGCATCCAGCTACCCCAGGCGTCCCAGAGTCCATAGCGGGCACACAGCCCCTTGCAGCCGTCCGAGGCATAGCGCCGACTGGTGGTGCCGGCCGCGGCGATGGGCAAGTCATAGCCGCTCGGACTCGCCACATTGGTCGCCAAGCCGACGATCCACCACCACCCCGCCACCCCGTCGCAGGCGAACCACAGCCGCAATTCGGTGGCGGACTTGCCAAGCCAGGCCGAATTCACGATCTCGGCCGTGCTGCGATAACCGGCCACATCCAGGTAATCGGTAGCGAAGACCGCATGGGCGGTAATGCCCCCGTCGGGTGACAGGTCGTTGACGACGAAGGCCCAGTGGGGCAGATCGTCGTCCTGGGTGCCGGCCGGCACCGCCATGCGCAGCACGTCGATCGCCGTCGCGGTATTGAGGATGCCCTGGAAGCCTGCCGCAACGAGGGTCGCTCTGATGTCGGCAAACAACGATTGCACAGCCGCCAGATCGAAACTGCCGGCGGCGTAAGTCCGCTTGAAGCCGACCCGATTCGGATAGGCGTTGGCGGGTTGCGGATTACCGGCCATTAGGCGCTCTCCCCGAAGAGCGCCACCGATGCATAGTCGTTGGCGAGACTCTGGGTGCCGGGCGGCACCTGCCGTCGATACCAGAGCGGAATGGCCGCCGGCGAGGAGCGGAAGCTCACCGTGTCGTTGGCTTGGAAACTGCCTCCCCAGCCCGTCGCCTTGAGGGTGAAGTACGGCGTGCCGGTCACGGGATTGAGCGGCGCGAAGTCCGCCGCGATGGCGCCTGGGTCGGGCAGTGGGCCGATCAGGTTGCCGCTCGCCGTAAAGTTGTTGGCATCGGCAAAGACGAGCGTCCAGTCCTGCTCGATGGCGCCCTTGTTGTGCACGACGAGGTTGCCCACCGTGGCGCTGTCGAAGCTGCCCGCCGCACTGGTGATGGTAAAGCTCGACCCACTGCCGGCAATATCGCCCGGGTGCCAGACACTGGCGACCAGCGTGTTGTGGACTGCGAAGGCATTGACGAGCGGCGCGGCCAGATCGATGGTCGCGTAATTCGCCTCGTAGGTGACCCCGCTGACGGTTGGCCACTCCTCATTGCCGGCACCGCCCGTGCTCGGACGATCGGCGATGCGCAGCTGATCGCCGACCCGAAACGGCTGCAAGGTCGCGTACGCGGCGTTGTCTTCGCCAGCCACCTGAATCCGGGTCGCCCCGGCCGTCACGGGCAGGTAGAGCGTGCCGACGCCATAGGGCCGGCTGGTCACCTGATCCTCGGTGTCGGAGGCGGTACCGGGATGGAGAGTGACGAAGTCGCCGGCGGGCGTCAGGGCGTCCAGGAACACCTGCGCGTTCAGCAACGCCACATCCTGGGCGCTATGCAGGTGGATGAAGGCCTTGCGCCATTTGACTCCGCCTGCCAGGCGCTCGGACTGCGAGACGTCCGGGAACAGGTTGTTCTTCACGCCGGAGACCAGCGTAGCCATGGCCATGCGGCCGCCGTTTTGTGCCGGGAGGGTGTCCGACACCAACTGCGCCGGTCGCCAGAGGATTTCATTGTCGAGGATGGGCATACCAACTCCTATACGGTCATGAGTTTCAAGGTGGCGAGGTAGAAATCACCGGCGCCGGGATTGGCCAGCGCCACCAGTGGCGTCGCCTCGAAGGCCGGGCCGTCGTGATGGCGGAACATCACCGACCGGATCTGTCCGCGCAGGGCGAGCAGGTAGACGCCACCGGGGCTGTCCGCGCGCAACCGCACCGCTTCGACCTGGCTGCGCGTCAGCCACCCCTGATCCGCTTGGGAGGCCAGCGTGATCGGCAGACCCTGGTGTTGGGCGCCGAAGAACACCACCATCGAACCGTCCAGGGTGCGGCGCACGGTTTGGGCGACGGGCGCGGCGGCGAATTCGTCGGACCAAAGGAGGCCCGCCGGCAAGACAATGCCGTCCAGAGTAATCAAAAGGGTTCTCCTACCAGTAACCGACCAGGGCCACATCAACGGTGTCGGTCGCGGTGGTTTCCTTGATCAGTACCAGGGCATTGAGGTAGTCCGCCCGATCGATGAAGGGCCGGCTTGCGAACCACCACATGATGCCGATGGTGAGAAACGGCTTCTTCAGCGACGTGTAGCTGAAATTGCGCCAGCCATCCTCGCTCCGGAAACGCAACTGGCGGAACCGCTCGACCAAATAGGATTCCAGTTCATCGACATCGCCGCCCGGCCAACTATCAAATACCGTCACCCACTTCCGGTAATACGGCGACCACATGGGCCGACCGGCGGCGACGTTGAGGGTCAGGTACCGGCCATAGCGCACCAGCGCCGTGGGCAGGTCGAGTCCGATGGTGTCGCGGCCGCTGTGCGGTTCCCACACTTCCGGGTCATTGGCGATCCTGACCTCGGCCGACCATTCGAGGAAGCATAGGAACGGCGCTTGCTCGAAGTAGGTCGGGTAATCGACATCGAAGCGGGGATCCCGCACCACGGTGACGGGCGCCCCCGGCGCCGTTCGCAGCGGCAGGCGCATCAGGAAGCGATTGACGTCGGCCGTGGCATCCCATGAACTGTGCCAGACCTTGACGCCATCCTGGCGGTAGCCGGCCAACAGCCAGGCATACTGCCCCGGATCGGCGTTAATCTGGTACGCGGGCGGCGGCCAGGCGCCGATGCTCGGGTAGGGCGCGCCGTTGCCGCCACCGTAGAGGCCGTCGTTGAAGGTCCCGTAGGCGGCCGCATAGCCCTCGGTAGCAACGCTGTTGCGCCAGTGTCGGTCGAGGACGTCGTAGTCGCCGTGGTTCGCGAAATCGACCGGCATCATGAGGCTGATCGGCCCACTCTCGGTATGTGCCGGCAGGTTGCGCACCACCCAGATCACCGGGCAGTAGAAGTCATAGTCGTTGGTCGACCAGTCGTACCGATTGGCCAGGCCGGAGAGGAACGGCGTCACGATGCAGGCCGCGAAATGCAGTTCATTGATGACCCGAATGGTGATCAACACGCCCACGCCGGGCACGGGTTCGATGACCACGATCCGGAACGAGGCCTTCGACGCGCCCACCGTATGGATCGCCACGGCTTCATCGATGCTGGCGATGCCGGGGGTCGCGCCCGGCGTATAGCCCGTCGACAGCAGCGGCGCGATCGACGAGATGGCCGAACCGACCGGCTGGCCGTGGTAGGTCACGCCGACCGGGGTGGGTGGCCGGTGAAACGCCATCACGCAGATGCGGTGGTACCAGGTGCCATCGGGCTCGCCGGTTGCGGTGGCATCCCAGGGAATCCAGTCCGCCAGCGCGATCTCGGTGCCAAAGCCGCCCTGACTGACCGGGTGCCAGTTCCAGTCGTACTCCAGCCAGCGCTCGAAGACCCAACTTGCGCCACGCTCGATGTGGGTGTATTCGACATAGACGTGCCAGCCGTGGCCGCGCCGCCCCTCCGGGGCATTCCACTCGACGGCGGGAATGGTGGTGTCTATGGCCAGCGCGTTCGGGTCGAAGGGCTCGACCCGATCGAGCAGTTCCGCCGGCGGGGTCGGATTGCGCCAGGTGCGCAACGTCACCCAATGATCGAAGACCTTCGGGCTGCGGATATCCGCCTGCATGCGCAGGTGGTTCTGCAAGGACGAGAGCGGCCACTGGTTGAGTGTCCACACCATGAAGACCCGGGTCCCGGCCCAGGGGCCTATCCCATTGCCATGCTGGCCCTGGCCGCTATCGGTGAAGCGGATCTCGGTGTTCTGCGGGTAGTAGTTGATGCCCAGGCGGTCGATGTCGTGGAGCAACTCGTAGCGCAGCGCCGGGCAGGACGGCGATGGCGAGCCGGGCGCGAAATGCAGGGTGAGCCGGGTGCCGAGTCCGGACGATGCGCCCTGGACAGGCGTGAGCTGGCCACCCACGAGCCGGCTCGACACCGAGAGCTTCAGCCCCGTGCCAGGCTCGGTCCGGCTCGCATGGCGGCGCGCCTCGCAGGCCGCGTACTGCTGCGCCTGCTGTTGCGCCGTGGCGGCGGCGATCCGTTCGTACTCGGTCGTGATCGCGCCGGAGCGCTGACTCGCCGGAATACGCTCGATCCACCGGTACAGGTCGCGATCGCAACTGTTCATGGTCGCGTAGTAGTCGGGCCAGGTGCAGGCGAAGACCGGAACCACGGCCTTACTCTGCACACGCCTCGCGTCGGGGCCGAGCGGGATGTTGCCCGTATCGGCGGGCAGGATGACCGTACCTGGATCCTTCGCCATCACGCCCCCCGCGAGAGTTCGCGCAGGGCCTGCGCCAGTTGCATCGCCGTCTGACGCGAGGACTGCACGGCATGGGTCTTGCCGCCGATGTGGAAGCGCAGGTCGACGACATCTCGACCGGGCTCGCTGGCGGTACCCGCCGTCATGCCGGTTGCCGCGACCATGCCACCGGCCGCGAATCGAGGCATGGCCGGCAGGAAGCCAGCATTGACGGTTTCGAAGAAGGCCTGGCCGAATTTGCGCACGCTGGCCGCGCGCACGACGAATTCGCCATGCGACAACAACGCCGGTACCGAGTCGGAAGTCTCGGTGCCTGGCCCGTAGATGCGTCCAGTCATACGCTGAAATCCGGCAGCAATTGCAATGCCGCCGTCCGCCAGGCGCTGGATCAGGCCGCCGAGTGCATTGGTCTCGATCTTCTGCACGTAGATCGTGTGGGTGCTGAAGGTCGGCCGCTGCAGTTCCGACACCGCCGCGCGGTATTGCGACATGTCCGGCTGCGGCGTGTGCGTGGCACTGGTCGGTGCCGACAGTGCCGTCTGCGCGTCCTGCACAAAACTCGCCAGGACCGCACGCGGCTTATCGAAGGACACCATGGCCTCGATCGTGACCCCACCGGCCGTCAGCGTGCTCTTCAGGCGGTCGATGTCGGCCATCACCTTCGAGGTGTCGGCCTCGACCTTGGCGATCAGTACCGTGTTGCCGGCATCGGCCTTGAGTTTTTCCAGGGAGGCTTCGGCCTCCTTGGTGTCGGCCTGGATCTTGGCCACCAGGGCTTGCGTCTCGGTGAGCGTCTTGAGCCGCTCCAGGCTGGCACGTGCCGCCTCCAGGTCGAGATCGAGCTTGATGCGATCCTGGGTCAGCGCCTCCTGGCGCAACTTGGCCAGTTCCTCCGACACCGAGGCCAGCGCCCGCTTGGCGTCACTGGCTCCGGCCTCGGCAGCGGACGCGGCCTGCTTGTGGGCGTCACCGAGTCCCTTCAGGGCCGCGTCGGCGATCGCGGCCGACTCCTTGATCTGCGAGATGGCACCGGCGGCGGCCGCCCCCTCGGAGACGACGGTCTGGGTCACCTTGTGGCCGTTCTCCTCGACCTGGCGGGTGACCGCCGACGAGGCGCGCTCGGCCAGTTGCATGGACTCCTCGGCGAGTTTCTTGGCCGCCTCGAAGTTGCCGGCCGCCAGTTCCATGCGCGCCTGCGCCTGCTTCTCATCGATCTGCTTCTGCCGGTCCATGTAGGCCGCGTACTCGTCCATCCCCTTGCGGGAGAGTTCGCGGATCCGATCCTCGACGCTCATCTTGAGCGCAAGGCGTTCCTGTTCGGCGGCCCTGGCGGCATCGAGGTGCCGGCGTTCCTCGGCGATCAGCCGGTCGACCGTGGCACGGTACGCCGTCTCGATCTGCTGGTAGAGGCTGATGCGCGCCTGGATGGCTTCCTGCTCGATGGCCCGCACGTCCTGACCGGCGGCACGCGCCAGCGCCACGGCCTGGCCGTAGGTGGCCTTCCAGGCCGACTCCATCTGTTTGGCACCCGCCTCGACGGCCGCGAGCTTTTCGCGCTCGGCGGTGAGAACGTTCTGCGCGGACTCGCGAATCGCCGCCGACTCGGAGCGGGCCGCATTCTGGGCAGCCGCTTCCTGCCGCTTGTAGTTCGACTCGATCTCGGCGACGCGGGCATCCCAGATCGCCTTGATGTCGGCGGCGACCTGCTTGTAACTGGCCGACAGTTGCTTGACGGTCTCGTCGGCCTTCTTGGTTTCGGCATCGAGGGCCTGCCGGATCGCTTCGCCGGCCTGAGTGGCGGCACCCTGGATCGCGCGCAGTGCATCGGCCGTCGCCGGCAGTGCCGACTTCAGGCGTTCGGCGGCTTGTGCCGCCAGCATCATCTGGGTCTTGACGCTCAGGGTGCCGGTATTGGCCAGTTCCTCCATCGCGGCGGTCAGCTGCTGCAACTGCTGACGCTGCCGATTGAGATCGTCGATCGCCTTGTTGGTCGCCCGGATGTCCTCGACCATCTTGAGGATGCCCCGGCCCATCTCCCAGACGGCCACGGCAGCCAGCACCGGCAGAAAGCGCATCAGGACGGTTTTAAGGGCCGTCACCGCGCCACCCAGTGCCGCGACCGCCGCTACACCGCGCACCGCAAGCACCGTGACGATCACTTCACCCAGCACGCGCAGCACGGTCATGATTTCTTCGCCGTGACTGGTGATCTTCACCAGGCCATCGGCCAGAGACTGCAAGGCTGGCAACGCCGCCTCGGCGACTTTCATGGCGATGGCCGACAGCGCCTGCTTGACGGTGTCGAGTGTGTCGTTGAACTTCTCGGCGGCCTTGGCGGTATCGCCACTGATCTCGAGACCGAGTTCCTTGAACTTCTGCTTGAGTTCCTCGATGCCGGCACGTCCCTGGTTGAGGAAGGGGATCAGTTCGACACCACTCTTGCCAAAGAGCTTCACGGCCAATGCGGACTTTTCTGCGCCATCGGGCATGACGGCAAAGGCATCGGCCAGATCGAGCAGGACATCCTCGGTCGGGCGCAGTTGTCCTGCAGCATCCTTGACCGAGACGCCGAGCCGGCTGAAGACGTCGATCTGTTCCTTCCCACCACCGGCAGCCTCGACCATGGCGGTGGCCAGTTTCTGCATGCCCTTGGCCAGCCCCTCCAGCGAGATGCCGGATTGCTCGGCGATGGGGCGTAACAGCGACAGCGACTCGACCGAGATGCCGGTCTTCTGCGAAAGCTTGGAGAGGTTGTCGGCGGTATCCAGTGCGGCTTTGCCAGCGGCCACCAAGGCACCGAGTGACAGCGCTGCACCCAGTCCGGCCAGCACGCCATTGACCTTATTGGCGGCGACCGAGAGTCCCTCGAGGTTGGCCTTGACCTGGGCGAGCGCCGACCGGGTCTGGTCGACGGCAGTAATCAGGATCTGGGCGCGGTCAGAGGCCATGGGTGTTCAGTTGCTGAAGAATGGAGGCAGATAATTTCGGTAGTTGCGAACGGACAATGCCGGGCAGATCCAGCCGGCCACGCAAGCTGACAGAGGAGACCAGCACGGCAATCGGAATCTCCTGGCCACGTTTGATGGACTTGGCACCGGACCGCCCCCGCTCGGCGCGTTTGAAACGACGCAGTTCGGCGGCGTTTTCCTTGATCGCTTCCGCCATCAGGATCACCTTGCCGTTCTTCTGAATGAAGAAGGCATTGCCGGTGCGCATCAGGCCATCGATGACGCGGCGGAACGCCTTGCGACCCAGGCGCTGATGTTCGGGCAGAAGCGGGATCAGCATCCGGCCACTGACCGAGCCACCCCGGACATGGATGCCGAGCCAGGGGATGCGGGAACCGATCAGCAAGGCTGGAAACTTCTCCGGGCTGCCGGCATACAGCTTGTGCCGCATCGAACGCACGAAGCCGGCCTTCCTGACCTTGAACGCGGACTGCGTGCGCGCCTGCACGGTCTGCGCGATCTCCTTGCCGGCCGACTTCATGCCGGCTTCCACCGCCTTACGGATCGCCCGGCGCTTCTCTGGTATCCAGCTATCGAGCCGCTTCGGATCGAGCAGGCCGGAGGTGGTCAGTGACAACTTCATGGAGCCAGTTCTTTCTGCACGGCCTTGATCTCGGCACTGCCGCCGCGCGTCGCAGTCAGCATCAGGGCGAACTGGACCGCCAGCCGGTCGCGCTCCGCACGATCACTCGCTGCAAGGAAGGCCCGCACCTGCGCCAACGTGTAGTTCAGGATGTCGGCGTAGGCGTGTCCGGCCCCGAGGAGCCGGGTGATGGCATCGCCCCAGGGATCAGACTCGGGATCTGCTGACCGACCCGCGTGCTCATTTGCGTGATGGTCGGCACGACGCGCTGGATAAAAAAATCGGTATTGGCGGCGAACACCGCTTCGGCCAGGCGAATCGCCTCATCCACGCCAAGCGCCGCCACCCAGTCGGGAGGACGGCGGCAGGCAATGGCCAGAGCCAGCAACAGCGCCTCGCCGTCCTCGGACAGCAGGCGCAGCCAGTCGGGATCGGCAGTGAGTTGCGCAGCAAGGGGGCGTACTGCCCGCGCGAAGGCAGGCAGTTCGCCGACCTTGAGTGGCGTGATTTCCAGCGTATCGCCACCCACCACCAAGGAAGTGGGCACCGGCGGCAATGCCGCAAGTTGAGTGTCGGTCATGGCGGCCCCTTAGCTCAACTGGACGATGCGCCCGAATTGTCCGAGCACGGCATCGTAGGGTTTGGTGGAATCCGCCAGCAGCGAACCTTCCAGTTCGAACTTGTTGAGGTCGTTCGAGATGATGTCGAACTTCTTGAGCGGGTCGAAGGCCACGCGGTAGAGCTCGATCAGCACCTTGGCGTTGCCGGCGGCGGTGTTCACCCCTTCCAAACGAAGGAAGCGTTCCGGCAAGGGCTGCGTGAAGATGCCGATCTCGGTCACGGCACCGAAGGTATAGCTGGCCTTGAAGGGCGCAGTCAGCCCGGTGGTGTTGAGGAACTGGATCGCGCCGAAGTCGGCATCGAGCGTGTAGTGCGTGCCTTCCGTCAGGGTGGCGGGCGTGCCGGCGGAATCGACCACGGTAACGGCAGATACCTTGGGATGGGCGAGGAAGTAGCGGTCGCCAATCGCCGGCGTGGCTCCGCCGACCGCCTCATCGGTAACGCTGCCACCGGAACCGGTGACATGGTTACCGTAGAGCGCCAGGGCGAGGTTCTCCTTGGTGAATTCCTCGATGGTTAGCGCCACGGTCGCAGATTTTTGCTTGACCAGGCGCAGATCGACGGCGCGCTGGCCGGTCTGGCTCTCGTAGTGCTCGATCACGTCGGTCTTGAGCGCCAGCGACAGATCGGCGACGTTGCCGGGCGAACGGACGTTGATCGGTTCGCCAGAGATGTTGCGTTCGCCGAGATAGACCCGGCCTTGGAAGGATGCGTAGTAGGACATGAGGGATTACTCCTTGGGGGTCTTGGCGGAACGGGGTTTGGCAGGCTCGACGGTGTCGTTGGTCTCGGCGGCCGGCACTGGATCGCTGCTGGCCGGCGTGCCGATATCGCGCTCGGTGAGCCAGCGGGCGGTGTGGTCGTCCACGTCGATGACGTGGCCGGGGGGATAGGCCACACCGGCATGGGTGTGGGTGACTTTGAGTCTTAGCTTGGGCATCTCAGCCTCCTTGAGAAATGTCGGAAACGAGGGTTCGATAGGTGATGCGGTAGGTCGCCGGGATGGCCACGGCATCGACATCCGCGTCTTCGGCCTGGTAATCGGCTTCCTGTTCGTCGATGGCAAGAGCGAGTCCGCCGAGCGTCGGGTCGGCCAGTAAGGTCAGGTGTGCAACGCACAGCAGATCGTCGGCCACGGCATAGCCATCCGTTGGGTCGCGGGCATGGCCCGTCACGCGCAGCACCAGTTCGCGCTCCATGCGGTTGTTGCTGCGTTTGACCGGTGTGTCGGATATGACCGAGACGAGTAACACCGGGGTCTGATCACGAGGAATGGCGACGGTCGGCTGTCGCACGACCGCCAATGGGGCAATCGCCGCCTGGCAGCGGAATAGCACTTCGCGCACGATCTGTTCACGTCTGGATTGAGGCATCGGGGTTCCCATAGAATCCGGGGCAACCAAAGGAATACGCCGTGGTCACCCTGCCCAAGAAAAAACACAAGTCCAGCCAGTCCAAGCCCTGCCTGATCACCTTCCGGATCGAACTGGTCGGCACGGAGCCGCTGGTCTGGCGTCGCATCACGATCGACGGCCGGTCGAGCTTTGCGAACCTGCATCACGTGATCCAGGCGGCGATGGGCTGGCATGACGCCCACCTCCACCAGTTCCGGATCAATAACCGTTACATCGGCGTTCCCGATCCGGAGAACGATGCCCCCGACTGGCACACCGAGGACGAACGCAAGTTGTTCCTCAACCGCGTACTGACCGACGATGCGGTGTTCATCTACCTCTACGACTTCGGCGACGGCTGGGAGCACAAGCTGATCGTTGAGGACTATGACGACAGCGACGACCTGCGTTACGGCCCGGGTGATGCTTGGGTCGATGCCGGCGAACGCGCCTGTCCGCCCGAAGACATCGGCGGCGTCTCGGGTCTCCAGGATTTTCTGGAACACCTCGAGGACGAGCCCTATAGCGAAGAGACCAAGGCGCAGCGCGAATGGGCCGGGCTCGACTACGATCCGGCCCGGTTCGACCGTCAGGCAGCGAACGCCGCCATCAAGCGCCTGCTCTGGAACCGCTGGATCAAGTGATCCGCATCAGCGTCGCCCGGCACTCCGATCCGTCACCGATCGCCCGCACCTCCCGGACCCGGTAGGTGACACCGCCGATGACCAGTTCGTGACCGTCATCGAGCAACACCTCGTCGGCCGGGTAGCGGATCGCGTAGTCTGCCGACAAGCCCAACCCGTCGAGCACCTCCGCGTCGGGGGCCCGAAAGTCCACCAGCACTTCCGTTCCTCCGATCACGGCCGGCGTGAGCAGACCCGCACGACCGGCCACGGCATACAGCTCACGCAGACGATCCATCAGGCCGCCGCCGTCAGTTTCACCAGGACGTTCGGGCGATGGCACATCGGCAACGGGTTGCTCTGCGTGTGCAGATCGGTGCCGCGCTCGAACTTGCGACTGTCCTGCTTGGCGTACAGCGGCTGGCCGAGGGTATTGACCGTCTCGTTGAAGTCCGCCGGCGCGAAATAGGTGCCGAAGGTGTCGACCGTGCCGAGCGGGAAGGCGTGGGCTTCTCCCGGGGCGATGAAGTCGCGCACGCCCGTGGTGCCATCCGTCTTGATGTAGGCTGCCTTGCCGCGATACTCCTCGAAGGTCACGCCGGTATAGGTGAATCCGGAACGCACATCGTTGATGAGGATGATGCCCTGCTGCCAGTTGGTGTAGGCCGTCTTGACCTCCTTGTGGGTGGTCAGCGCGCGGAAGAAGTCCGGCGAACACAGCACATGGACGCCGGTCATGAACTCGCCCGAGAGCTTGTCCTCAATCTCGGCCAGCAGGTCGTAGCAATGGCCCTTGATGTCGCTGTTGGCATTAGCCAGGTCGAAACCGATTGTCGTCTGCGACAGACCGAACTCGCTGTAGAGGTCGTAGATGGTGCTGCCGTCGGCATCGAGGATCTGGCCCTTGAGGGCGCCCATGCGCAGATGCTCCAGGGTGATCGCATGCTTGTTGCGCATGGTCTCCAGATGCCGGGCCATCACGCCGGAGATGGCGTCCATCTCGGTTTCAGATCCGAAGGCACGGATGCCCTGGACTTCCTCGGGCAGCACCACATCATCGTGCGGGATGTGGGGAATGACGAAGGAGCGCAGCTTGCGGGTGCCACGCTCACCCACCGTGCCGGGCGAACCGACCGGGCGGGTCGGCAGCAGATTCAGTTTGCCGGCGTATTCCTCGACGATGATCTGGCGGGTACGCACCGGCTTGGCCGGGAACAGGCCGAGTTGCTCGATGCGGCCGTAGCGGTTCGGCAGGATGTTAATCGCCGCCGTCAGGCTGGCCATCGAGAAGCCGGGATTGTCGAAAGGATTCTGCATTTGGGATCTCCAGAGAATTGGGGTTAAGCCGAGTCGCGGACCAGGATGCCGAGCGCCGTGAGTTGCGCTTCGGCCGCCGCCTTCTGCGGTGCGGTGATGCCCGCCGGCCAGATCAGGCCATTACGGGCGACGATGGCGTGCCGGGCGATCAGCAATGCGTCCTCGCGATCGATCAGGGTGGCGTCGGTGTCGGTGGCGAGCACGCCGATGGCGGCTTCGGTGCCATCGGAGGCGGCCGGGGCCAGGGCATGCAACTTGCCGTCGGCGGTTTTGCGACCGAGGACGGTGCCGATGGCGAGGTTCTGGCCGGCAGCGATGACCGCCGCTTCACGCGAATACAGGTTGGGCGCCTCGTACTTGAGGACGTCGCCGAGGTTCTTGCTCAGGGTCATGACGGGCATTTCTTACTCCTTATGAATGAGTTTTTTGACGGCTTGGACGATCGGCGAGGCATCGGGATGAGCGGACACGCCAGTGCCGGCCTCCGGTGTGATCGCCGAGGCGATGGGGGTGGCATCGGAACGGGCTGCCTTGGCCTCGATCAGCGCCTGGCGCACCTCGGCCTCGGACTTGCCGGCGGCGATGAACTCGGCCGCTTTTTCCGGGGTGCCAGCGATGAGACACAGTTCGGCAATCGCCTGCGCTGTCTGGGTGACTTCGCGTTTGGCTTCGGCTACCAGGACAGCGGCCTCAGCAACGCCGATTACTTCTTGAACTACCACTTCATCGTTTTTTTGCATTACTTCCTCCATAGGGGGAGTCGCCGCCTCGGTTCGAGTGCCTGCCCGAGCCTGAGGCGACTTGCGGCTTCGGGAGCTAAGAAACAGTGAGAAATCGGTCAGTGCCGATTCGAAGGTGCCCACGGCATCGGCCAGTCCGGCGGCAATGGCATTGGCACCGAAGTACAAACCGGCTTCCGTGGAACGCACGTCATCGGTGGCCAGCGTGCGCATCGAGCCCACGTGCTCGACGAACAGGCCGTAGAGACGATCGACCTCGGCCTGCAGTTCGGCCTTCGCTTCATCGGTGAGTGGCTGGTGTGGCGAGAAGTCGTTCTTGTGTGTGCCGGCGGTCACCGCCGTGTAGCGGTAGCCCTCATTGGCATCCTTGACCGACTGGTCGATATGCAGGGCAATCACACCGATGGAGCCCACGCCACCTGTCTCGGAGACGATGAGGCGGTTGGCGGCGGAACCGATGGCATAGGCCGCCGAGTAGGCTGAGTCATTGGCCACCGCCCACACCGGTTTGACGGCAGAGGCTTCACGTACCCGACGTGCCAGTTCAAAACTGCCCGAGGCTTCACCACCCGGCGAGTCGATATCGAGCAGGATGCCGGCGACCTGTGGATCGGCCAGTGCGGAATCCAGCATGGCCGCGATCTCGGAGTAACTGGTGAGGCCCGAGGCAGCATCGAGGCCGGCGGTGCGTTTGACCAGCGTGCCATGCACGGGAATGACAGCAATGCCTGGCGTTCCCGAAGGCATGTTGCGCGGCCCCGGCAGCGCCAGGTCGGCGGAAGGCGGTTGGATGTTCAGTCGGTCGCCAAGCACGGCCAGGATCACGTCCAACTTGGCGCGATGGACGAGTAAAGGCGTCCCGAACAGGCGGGAAGCAAGATGAGGCAGCATGGGTTACTCCGTGGGTTGGTCGGTCGGTTCTTCTGGATCCGGCCGACGCGGTGCATCGGCAACTGGCGTACTCGGCACTTTGTCGTGCCGTGGATCCGAGTCGAAGACGATCCCGAGTTCGTCGGCACGGCGGTTGTCCGTCGCAATCTCGCGATCAACATCCTCGGCGTCATAGCCGTAGGCCGAAATCGCTTCCGAGCGGCTCATGAGGCCTGCCCGGATGGCCAGCTTCAATGCGTTGAATTCCTTCTGCGGATCGACCCACTGCCAGCCCTGGGGAATCCACTTGACGGTTTGATACTCGCGCCGTCGGCGGCTATAGCCCGGCAATGCCAGAGAGCCTTCCAGTACAGCCTGATCGATCCACGCCCGCCAGATCGGCCGGCACAGCTGATGAACGATCACGCCATGCTGGATCGCCTCGCAGCGGCGGCGAAACTCAAGCAGCCCGGCCCGGATCGACGAGTAGTTCACCTGGGTGAGATCCCCGGTGAGCATCTCGTAGGTGATGCCCATCGCCGCCGCCACGGCGCGGAACTGCTGGCGCATGAACTCGGCGTAGGAACTGCCCACATCCGCCGGTGCCGAGAACTTGATGTCCTCTCCTGGTTCCAGGATCTGTAAGGTGCCAGGTTCCAACCCGGCCAGGGCCACGCCATTGGCGTCGGCCGAGCCTTCCCCGAGCAGGTTGTCTTCGGGGGTGAGACGGGTGATGAAACCGGCGAACATCGCTGCCGTCTTCTTCCTCACCAGTTCGGCATCGTCATACTGGTCGAGTTCGTTTAGCTTGACCAGGGCACGTGCCAGCCACGGCTCGCCGCGAATCTGACCGGGCCGCAATGGCCGGAACAGGTGAATCACCTCTTCAGCCGGCACCCGCACCGTATCGACACCCCCCGCACCGGACATGGGGGCGAGAGCACCGTCGTTGGGGTGCGAGCGGTACAGGTGGTAGGCCACCCGCCGTCCGAGTCGGTCGAACTCGATGCCGGCACGGATCACATTGCCGTTACTGAGTTCGCGGTTCATCGCCAGCGGCAGATGCTCGGCTTCCAGGACCTGGATCTGCAGCGCCACCGGCAGGCCATCCTCGGGACGTCGCCAACGGAGACGAATGATCGCTTCGCCGCCTTCGAGCATGGCTCGGGTGGCCAGGGCCTGCAGTCCGTAGAAATCGGTCAGGCCGTTGGCGTCGGCGAACTCGCACCAATCCCACCACAGGCGCTGGATGGCTTCGCGCTGAGCAGGATCCGCCACCAGACTTTGCGGCTTGATGCCGGTGCCGATGCAGTTCGCCACGAAGGCTTCGACGCCAGCTGCTGCCCAGGCATTGCGGCGCACCAGATCGCGGCTCTTGGCGCGCAGGTTGTCCTGGGTGAAGGCCAGCGCGGCAACCGCCCCCGGATTCGATACCGCCCAGGCCAGGGTACGCCGCCCGCTTCCGGCACCGTCGTAGAGGGGCGTACCGCCGAACAGACGGCGCCGGATTGTCTTGAACATGCCCATCAGAACCCCTTGCCGGTCACGACCCGGATCTGTCGGGCCGGCGGCGGTATCAGACCGGTGTTTGCGGCTTGTTCGGCCAGACCGCGTTCCACGGCCCGGATCGCTTCCTTGAGTTCCTCGACCGAGCGGTATTCGACGGTCTTGTCGCCGAAGGTGACGCGCTTCTCGCCCTTGGCCAGCGCAGATTCCAGCAGGGTCAGTTGTTCTTCCGTATAGGCCATCGACTATCTCCTTCCGGCTATCCCACTTTGAGGGCGGTGATCATCGTTGCGTTGTTGCCGCTGCCATTGGCGGTCAGGGCCGCCTTCATGCGGCTGTTGGTGTTGCCGGCCGAAGTCGCGCACTGGCACTTGACCGTGGTGGGCGCCGCCAGGGTGATCAGCGCGTTAAGGCTCAGGGCCACGCCCGTGCCATTGACCGACGCGTGGTACATCTGGGTCGAGGCGTAGTGCACGGTCCCGGTCGTCAACCGACCGTAGATGGTCTCGGCTGTGGTGGCGGCGCGCACCTGGGTGATCGTCGCAGCCACCAGCCAGGTACCGGCCGCCAACGACACGGCCGGACCGTCATACCACTGATTGCTCGTCGTCAGGCTGACATCCGCCGCCAGGGCAGCGGTGGCCGAAGACAGTGCACCGCCACCACTGGCGGACAGATCGACCCATTGCGTACCGTCGCACCAGTAGGGCTTGTTGTCCGAGGCGAGGCGCGCAATGACACCCGCCAGGGACGCCGAGGGTGCCGGCAGTACAGTGACGACCGGCACCGCCCGGTAGGCGAGGTCCTTCATGCCTTAGCCCATCACCACGACACGGTAGGCGTTGCTGGCAGGAGCGGCAGCGAAGTTCAGGCGTGCCGTGTTGGCGGTGGGCAAAGAGACATCGCAGGTCACCTGCTCGTAGTTGCCTGAGGCCTGATAGACCTGCACCACGACATCGCGGGTGGCGAAGTTGTGATTGACGTCATACTGGGTGCTGCTGCCATCGCCAATCGTGGCCTGCGCGCGGCGGGTTTTGTTGGCCCAGGCATTCAGTTTCAGTGGCGTGACGATGCGCTGATCGTCGGTACCGGCATCCGTCTCGGCCTGCGTGGCGATCTCGGCGATACCGGAACTGGTCTCCGACGCCGCACCGATCGCCGCACCGAATTGCAGCCAGGTCACATCATCCGAATCCAGGATGAAATTAACCACCGACTGCCGCCAACTGGTGCCCGCCGACGTGCCTTCCTCGACGGTGGCGACGGCCTGTTCCAGTTCGCCACTGGTCGAGGCATCCAAGCTGCGGGTCATAGCGACCGCCGCACCGTTCCAGATGTAGATGCCGTTCTCGGAACCGACCGTCTGAGCCTTGATCAGCACGCGATCGCCGACGGTCAGGCTAATGCCGTCGATGGAAGCCCCCGGCGAGGACAGATTGACGTTGGCCTGACTGGCAACGCGGCAGGAATCCTTCCAGGACAGGCCTTCGACGGCGGAGTTCAGATCCTGCTGGCGAACCGGTTCATCCGGGTTCACCGGGGCCGGCAGGTTGCGGATGCGGGCGACCCCGCCAAAGTCGAGGTCAGAGAGTTGTTTGCGGGACATTGAAATCTCCTGTGGTGTGAATCAGGTCAAGCGGGCCAGCCCGGCGAGCGGGACGGCGAAAGTGATGACGAGCTGGTTGGCGCTCGTATGCCGCACATCGGCCTCGATCTCGTTGCCGCCGGGATCGAGAATCGACACCGTGGGGCGGAAGCCGAGGTTGTGGTTGATCGTCCAGAGGGCCGAGGCAGACGACTGGGTGTGCAGATAGGCCACCCCACTGCTGCTGCCACCGCCAAGCGGGCGTGCGGCCAGTTCATTGATCGCCGCCACCAGATCGGACTTGGCGGCGGTATCGAGCCGACCCAGCGGCCCGGTACGCGCGTCCACCTGCTGGAACATCTCGGCCACCCGCGTCACGAAGCTGTTCAATTGCGACTGCAGGCTCATGGGCGGTTCCTCAAGTGAGCCAGCGACTTCGGATCAGGCGTCGGGCCGGTCGATTCGAGGTTGTGGCTCCAGAAACAACAAGGCCACCAGAATCGGTGGCCTCGGTGGGTTGTTGGGTGACGTTCTCTGGTGGAGACAGTCCCAGTTGTCGTTCAAGCTCTCGCCAGTGCCGATCCTCGAAGCGATCGAGGCCGGATGACGTCGCTGCGGCTCGCGCATAGACGTAGCAGTCGAGCGCCTCATTACGTTCGCGCATCTTCTGCCACTCGCGGATGGCGAAGCCATTCCGGTCACGCCGGGTGACCAGTTGCTCGGCACACAGCTGCTGCAGATACTCAGCATCGACCTTGGGCAGATGCACGAAGCCGGCCGGATAGCGCACGGTCATCCCGTCCTCGGCCACTTCCGGGGACTTGCGCAGGTTGTTGTAGAACTCCAGCTTGGCGATGCCGCCAGCCACCGAGAACACCTTGATTCCACGGCGCAGTTTCTTGCCGCCGGTGGTGGCATCCACGGCGGTGGGTGTACCAACCAGGGCCGCGCCACGTGCTACCCCTTTGACCGCCATCAGTCGTGAATCACGGACCTGGCGGACGAAGGTATAGGCTTCCTGCGTGGCGAAGCCGGTATCGAGTGCCAGTCGTGCCAGCGGCATCTGGCAGCCGGTCTCATGCGTCCAGGTCTCGCGCATGACGGCGGCCAGCGCTTGCCAGACTTCGTTGCGGGCGGTATCGCCCATCAGCACGCGATGCTCGATGAGCCAGGATTCCTTGCCCCGCCCGAAGGCCCAGACCGAGACTTCGATGCGATCCTTCTGGACGTCGGCACCGGCCGTGAGCAACAGGCCGCCGGTCGGCACTGCACCGATGCGATAGTCCTCGCGCCGTTCCAGCAGGCGCTGCCAGTCAGGGGCTTCGCCTTCCTCGACCCACGTTTCACCGAGTTCAGTGTTCTTGAAGGTCTTGATCTCGGCCGACGATCCGGACTCCTTGCTGATGGAACGCTCCCAGGCAATCGCGATGTCTTTCCAACTGCGCCAGCCGATCGGGCTGTACAGCGACGACAGGTGGAACCCCGCAGTGCGGTTGCTTCCCTCAGCCATCGCGCGCCACTCGCCATGCTCAAGCATCCAGGTCTTATGGTGCTCCGGGATGGGCACCTCGCAGGACTCGCAGACGTAGGCGGCCGTATCTGGGCGATGGCCGTTCTCGTCACGCTCCCAGCGTAACTGCTCGAAGCGCAACCACTGCCGATGCCCACAGTGCGGACAGGGCACGAAGTAGCGACGCTGGTCCGATGCCTCGTACTCCCGTTCGATGGTGCTGACGCCGGCAATCGTCGGTGTCGACACGATGAAGATTTTGCGGCGGGCAAAGGTCCGCGTGCGGGCCTCGGCCAGCGCCACCGCATTGCCCTCGCCATCGACGTCGAGCGGATAGCCATCTACTTCATCAAGGAAGAGGTAGCGCACCGGCATCGAGCGCAGGCCGACGGCGCTGTTAGCACCTGTCATCACCAGCACGCCACCACGGAATTCTTTGGCCAGGATGGTATTGCCCGAGTCGCGGCTCCGGGCCGGCGCAATCAGTTCCTTGAGGATCGGCGACTCCTCGATCAGCGGATCAATCCGCTGCTTGGAGTTCCGCTTGGCCATTTCCACGGTTGGCCAGACTGCCATCATTGGACCGGGGGCGTGATGAATCACGTAGCCGATCCAGTTACTGCCCATCTCGGTTGCGCCCAACTGTGCGGCCTTCATGAACACCACCCGCTCAACCGGGGAGGTCGGCGACAGGCAGTCCATGATCTCCTTCAGATACGGGGTGCGGCTGGTGCGCCAGCGCCCCGGTTCCGAGGAGGCTTTCGATGACAGCATGCGGTGCCGGTCGGACCATTCAGACACTGACAGCAGCGGATCCGGGACGAGCCCCTCCCGCCAGGCACGTTCGATGTCGAGCGCGCCTTCGTATTCTTCCAGTTCCATCAATCCACCCGGGCGCGCAGTTCGCCGAGTTCGATCAGGTGATCGCGCACGGCGGCTTCCAGGGCCACGTGTAGTTCGTGGGCATCGATCTCCAGCTTGGCCGCCATCTGCGCGGTGATGCGTGCCGGCCAGTTGAGCCAGGCATCACGTTCGGTACGCGCCAGCCGGAAGACATGGGCGATGGCCTGGGAGCGATCGACCAGTTCCTCCTTGCGGCGGGCCAGTTCCACCTTGTTGAGTTGGGCCTTGAGTACTTCATTGACGGTGCGTGCCTGCAGCAGCGAGGTGCCACCAGTCGAAAGAACGGGGGCAGCGGGTTCCGCTGGCTCCGTTGCGCGTGCGCGCGGTGGTTCGGTTGTAGCGGCAGGCGTCGACTTAGGGGCCGCCGGCTTTCTGGCCGACAACGTGTTCTGTGCCCACTCCAGATCGGCCCGATTTGGCTCGATCGTGCCATCTGCTTCGGGCGTGATGCGCCCGCTATCGATCGCCTTCTTGACCGCCACGTGAGAGACGCCGCGATGCCTGGCGTAAGCGCGTATCGACAGACCCATGATCACCATCAAGCCGATCGCAGATAGTTCGAACAGATGCGATTCAGAGCTTGGCTTTCCTCCAGAACAGCGCGTTCATGCAATCACCATCAACGAAGCGGAGATTGCGATGAACACCCACACCACACAACCAATTGACACCCTCGGCAAGAAACTCGGGGATGCCGCCTTGACCTTGCTAGTTCGTCTTTACCCGGAGGTGCGTCAAGCCAGCACCGATCAACTCGAAGCCGCCTGTGCGTCCATGCGCGCAAAGTCAAGAACCGTCGTTGACGAACTCCTCGACGATGCACGTCATGCACCCAACGTGGCACATCTGGCTTTCCAGACCGCCGCCCTGACCCTCGCTCAAGAAGGCATCCAGGCGCTCAAGAACGGCGTGAAGTAAATCGAGAACCGAAATCAGGAAGCGCTTGGCTTCACATGCAAACAGCGCGTTCATGCAATCACCATCACCCATCACCAGGAGATCACAATGACCACCCGCATCACACTCAGCACGACCCAGTACGACATCCTCGAACATGCCATCGACCAGACCAACGGCCAGATCGTCTGGTTTCCCGACAACGTCAAGGGTGGTGCACGCCACAAGGTCATCCAGGGCTTGTTCAACAAGGCCCTGATCACCCGCGACGGCCAGGACAACTACTTCGTCGCCGCCGAGGGTTACGACGCCCTTGGGCGCGACCGGCCAACGCCTGCACCCCTTCACCCCGACCCCGAGGTCGAGGCCGCCGTGTCGGCCGCAGAGGCCAACTGGGCGCAAGAAAAACAGGTCGCGGCCCATCGACTGCTCAAAGTCGGCGTCGAGGGCAAGCCGCGTATGCGTGACAACAGCAAGCAGGCCACCGCGATCCAGATGCTGCAACGCCCCGAGGGGGCCACCATCAGCCAGATCTGTGCGGCCACCGGCTGGCAGGCGCATACGGTACGCGGCACCTTTGCCGGTGCCTTCAAAAAGAAACTCGGGCTCAACCTCACCTCGGACAAAGCCGAGGGTGGCGAGCGCATCTACCGGATCATCTGACCCGCAAAACAATCAGGGCGGCCCGGTCACCCGGCACCGCCCTGATTGACCCCATGGAGACGGGATTACTTTTTGGCTTTCTTCTTCGGGGCAACAGCTGCCTTGAAGGCAGCGCCAGCCTTGAACGTCGGAACCGTGGTGGCCGCAATCTTCAGCGCTTCGCCGGTCTTGGGATTCTTGCCGGTACGGGCAGCGCGCTTCGATGCCTTGAAGGTGCCGAAGCCAATCAGGGCCACGTCGTTGCCCTTGGCAACAGCGGCAGTGATGATCTCGACCAGAGCGTCGACGGA